GTCATTAAAAGCCCGTGATGCCTACTTTAAAGTACGTGCGTTACGTGATGTTATGTGGCAGATGCGTAATGATGTGGCTGTTAAGAGTATGACCCGCCGAGGGTTTGTCCAACTTAACACTGGTCTAAAGTTTGACGATAGTGGTAATCAACTGTTTGGTAAGCCAATAACGCCTAAAGAGGGCAGTTTTGTCTATCTTGGCGATACTGGTGCTATGCAACGTATGAGTGCAGAGTTTCGTGAAGAAGCCATTACTAAGGGTTATGTCTTCTACGAAGCTGCTGAGCCTGTGCTAATTGACGGTAAATATCGTAAAACATTTGGTTTTAAAGTGGGTAGCTTTGCTAGCCAACCTATTGATACTGTAATTCCATATCGTGCAGGGGAATATCGCCGTATTTACAGCGATGAATATTTCGTTAAAATTAAATCTAGCTATGAAGTTGATGGTGTTATTGAAGAAGTTACCACTACTCACCGTACTGCTAGCAATGTGGCTGATGCCAATGCTTATGTAAAAGCTTTGTCTGAAGCTCAGTCATTACATAAAGCTGGTAAACTTACCATTCAAGATGCTAGCCGTTTAATGGAGCCTTATGGCTGGCGACCTGAAGAAATTATTGATGCACTAGATAGCGGTAGATTTGGAACTAACTTTAAAGCAGAAGTTAAGTACAACCGTACAGATGATGATTATGTAGAAGAATCAATTGGCCTTACTAGTAACTTCTCAAGTAAGAGGGGTGATAGAGTGTTATCTGTATTTGGTAAAGATACAGTGAACACAGTTAGCCCATTAGATAGTGTAGCTGCTGAGATTGGTAACACAGCATATGTAGCTTCTACATTAGAGTGGCGTGAAAGTCATATTCAACGTTGGTTTAATAGTTTTGCTGATGACTTACCAGCTAACGTACAAGCTATGACTCCTGATGCTGCATTCCGTTATATGCTTCTTAACAAGGGAATATATGTTGGTCAGAGTAAGCGTTTAGCTGTAGCTGAAAAGGTGCAAGATTACATCATTGCTCAGATGAATATTCCTACTAAAGAAGAGAAGGAATATCTAGGCTTTATGCGTATGATAAGTGAGGGTATTGAAGGTGGTGTAGGTGGTAAACCAGTTATGAAACTAGGTGCTGCATTACGTGCAACTAAAGATTATCCTACATGGGCACGTACCATTGCTTTTCACAGCTTCTTTGCATTTAACCCTGTGCAATTCTTTATGCAAGGTATGAACGCTTTCAACGCTGTAGCTATCTCCCCTGTGCATGGTTTACGTAGTGCTAAGAGTAGCGCACTATATGCGATGGCTTTATTTAGCGATCAAGAATCTATTTGGCAAACTGTAGCTAAGACTAACAAACTAACTAACCTTGGTTTAGGTATGTCTGAAGAAGAGTTTGTTGAAGTAGTTAGAGCTATTCGCCGCACAGGTTTAATGGATGGTATCAATACTAGTAGCTTATATGGTGCTGAAGTAGGTAAGTATGGCATTATGAATAAGCTAACTCGTAATGTAGGTTATCTAGCTGCTACACCCTTTAACTCTGGTGAAGGATATAGTCGTTTAGTTAGCTTTGACATTGCACGTAGGGAATTTATGGAAACTAATCCCGGCACTGCATGGTGGACTGATGACAACTTAACTAAGATTCTAAAGCGTCAAGATGATTTGACACAGAACATGACTAAGGCTAACGTAGCATCATGGCAACAAGGTTGGAAGTCGATCCCTGCTCAGTTCATTCAATATCAAGTAAAGTTGATGATGAACGTTGTGCAGAGTTTAATGGGTAATCCCCGAGCATTCACACAGAAAGAGGCATTGCAGTTATTAGTAACACATGCACTCGTTATGGGTACTGCTGGTAACTTCTTATGGCCCTTCCGGGATTTACTCACAGAAGTACTTCCTGAAGATACGTCTCCAGAAGCTCGTTTGTATGTACAACAAGGTGTTGTTGCAGGTATGATTGGTTCCATTACTGATGGTGAAGCTAAGCTAGCACTAGGTAGCCGATTTAACACATTTAAATATTATGAAGATGTTATTAAAGGGTTATTAGACCCTGAGAAAACATTCATGGAAGTGGCTGCTGGCCCTTCAGGTTTCGCTGCTCTACGCATCCTAGGTGGCTTTGGTGAGGCATTCTCAATCATTGCTAAAGCTCCTATGACTATGGATACATTGCAGATTGCTTTAGGTGAGATTGGTAAAGGAAGTTTCTCTTTCTTCAACAACATCCAGAAGTCACGCATTGCAATGGCTAACTATAACCAAGTGCAAAGTGGTGCTGGTGGAGCCATGTTCCGTGTTACTGACACTGAAGCATGGATGTTAAGTTTTGGTATCCCACCTGCTGTTCAAGAAGACTTGTCCATTCTATATAGTAGTAGAAAATCACAAGCCGATGATATTAAAACATCTGCTAAAGCAATTGGTAAACACTCTATGTTAGCTTTAACTGCGTTACGTAATAACGATAGTGAAGGACATAGAACACACGCTGCAATTGTACAAGCTATTCTGAATACATATTCAGGTAGTGATTTACAGCAACTATATAGAGAAGCTTATAAAGTGGAAGCATTTACTCAATACGAAAAGATGCTTACAGATCAAGCTGTAAAGGATTGGGCAGTAAAAGACATTGTAGTAAATACAGGAGTTAAAGAATAATGGCAACTTATCAAGCAAACATTACTAGAAACATTGAGCCAGCAATGGCTAATCCAGCCATCTTACAACAAGCTGGCGCAGCTACTCGTGGTGCAATTCAAACCCTTGGTGAAGGTGTTAGCGCCCTCTATAAAGGATATGTAGAACAAGAGATAGCTAATATAGAAGAAAGTGCATCACTAATAAACCAAGAGTTGTTTATTAGTAACCAAGCCGCACAAGTTGCAGGTAGGCAAGCAGCCCAACTTGAAGCAGGTAAGCCTATGGCTGGTAGTATGTTTGCAGAAACATTGTTAGGTGCTCAAGGTGAAGAGGCACAAGCAAAAGCTGCACAACAATTAAAATCTTTTGATAGGGAAATTGCACGTTTAAAAGATGCTGCTGAAGGCGGTATGTCTAACGAACAATATGTGTCTCGTATTGATAGTGAAACTAAAAAAGCAATTGCTAAATTTCCCGGCATGGCTAACGAAATTCGTGAACGCATTGGTAGAGTTACGGGGCTACCATACGCTGATCGTTGGGCACAGATGAACTATGTTAAGGAGCGTTTCTCTAAACAAGAAGCTCCTAAGACAAAGACACCAGAAGATATGGCTTTACAAGACATTGATGATGCTGCTAAAACAGGTTTGTTTGGTACTCGTGAAGAACTTTTAAATGACTACCGAACTAATCGTGGTGCATACGATGTTAAGATGACAGGGTTTAAACAAGTATTACAAGCACAAACCCAAGTTAATATTGTTAAGAATAATGTGGGTGCGTTAAGTGGTCAAAGTGATTTTGAAGCTGACACTGTTCGTGCAGGGTTCTCTGCCATCTTTGCTGGTGGTTTAGGTGCTACAACACTAAGTCAATCTGTCAACGATAAAGAACAAGTATTAGGCACTACATTAAAGTTAATGTCTGAAGGTAAAAGTGTTACCGTTGATCCTGTAGCGTTTCAAACCTCCATTGCTGTACACAATGCACAGATGAAAACAAACATTGAAGGTGCACGTACACAAGCCTATCGTTCAATTGATGCCTACCTTGCTAAAAACCCTAACGTGTCAGATAGCAAACGTAAAGAGTTGTATGCAGACATTGATCGTCAAGCTAATCAAGCAATGAGTTTGTATGCGGATGATAAAGGCATTGGCTTACTAGCAATTGCAAATATCTTTAAAAACTATCGTGATAAGAGTTTAACTGAGCAACAACAACTAGTTAACCTAGCTATCCAACAACAATCTGCGATGCAGAATAACCCTATGGTTATGGCATATTGGGCTGGTGGTACTGCTCGTGAGAATTTAAAGCGTACTAATAAGGATTTCCATGACTTTATGGTTGGACAAGAGGCAGAGTTAACAACCTCAGTTAGTGGTGTTCGTAACGTAATAACAGGTGCTACTAACTTAGCTAATGTACAGCGTGTTCTTGTACAAGCACAACAAGACCCTGCTGCTGTCCCTATTGATCCTGTTGCATCCCCTGCAACAACTCGTGCTGCTCATCAAGCATTACAAGCTAGTGCTATTGAAGTTCTTAAGAAAACTACACTTCTCCCTTCTGAAGTTAACATTGCAAGTGCTGCTTTCTCAACTAGCATAGCTACAGGTGCTAACAGTAAGGAACTTGCTAATAGTTACCGTAAGATTGGTGAACAAATTGCTAAGTTACCAAACACTGACCAAGCTATCATTAAGAGCAACGTAAGTAAGAGTGTGTCTGGTGCTGTTATTAGTATCAATGATGTTAAACAAGTAATTGAAGCTAAATATAAAACCAAGTTAACTCTTGGTGTTAATGATGCAGGTGAGATTAGTGTGGTGCTGCCTAAATCTAGGGCTACCCTTGTTGGGCCTGATGCTGCACCAGCAACAAGTAACAGCCTTACAACAACAGTTGCTGCTCAAGAGTTTATGAAGCAAGTTAAACCCATGCTAAACAACATTGTGTACGGTACAGCTATGCTTACAATGAAACAACCTAAAGAAGTCGGTACTGAATTTGCAACTGTTATTAATAATAATCAACCGTATGGTGGGTTTTATCAAAGTGCAGCACAACCAGTTACACAAACTACTACCCCTGATACTAGTACTACTACTGAGCCAAAGCAGTCTAAAAACTGGTGGGAGGAATGATATGTCAGAGTGGAAACAGCTAGTTAAAAATAAGTCTGAGTGGTCTAAATTACAATATAATGACCCTAGACTAGATGCCTTTGCTGAAGAGGTGGAAAGTAAATATGGTTTACCTAAAGGTATTGTGCTATCTGTTAAGAATGCTGGTGAAAGAACTAACCCCGGTCAGGTGAGTCCTAAAGGTGCACAAGGCATTATGCAGTTTATGCCAGCTACACAAAAACTACAGAATGGAATGTTTAAGCACGATGTAAACAATCCCTTTGCTTCCATTGATGCTGCTGGTAAATATTTAAAGTTTACTTTAGATAATCAATATAAAGGGAATGCATTAGCTGCTGTAGCAGATTATAATGGTGGCCCTGCTGCTGGTAAGGCAGTGTTAAAAGGGGAAAAACCGCCAGCTAAAGAAACTCAAGAATATGTTGATAGAGTTAAAACATTCTTAACTGAAAAATATAAGAAATAAGAAAAGGGGCATTGCGCCCCTTTCTTCATTTAGTTAACTCTTTAACAATGTTTTGAACAACGCTATTAATATCTTTCTTAGCCATTAACTTACGCTCTTCTTTGGCAATTAGATACTGAATGTTGTGCATACATTTATGTAAATCTTCTAGTGGCTTACCTTTATCCTTGTAGCGTAGCAAGTATTTAAGGGCACTAGCTTCCCAACCATTCATGTCATACGCTTCCCATACCTCCCACGGTTGAATAGCACGATCTTTGTAATGGTTGCCACCATACTGCGTAGCCATAACATCATCATACTGCATCAGGTTTTCCCTTTAGTAAAGCTGGTAGTTTATCTTCTTTCTCTAGCCGATCAATCTCCCTCCTCATTACTGAGATAAAACCCTCTTGCAACAAAAGTTGCATCATTCTTGGTTCAATATCTTTCAACACTACTGTTGCACTACCATCTTCATGTTCTTCAACTAGTTCAAGTTCCATTTTATTTCTCCATAAAGCTGTTACAAATTTGATGCATCTTACCGTCTTCTGTCTTAAACTGTAAGACAATTTCCACTGTCTTATCTGTCTCGTACACTTTAAGCCGCACATAGCGTCTTAGTGCCTCCATCATTCGATAACTCTCCTCATTACTGCTCATACCTACTCCTCAAAGTTTTCTTAGCTTTGTACACCAAGTTTTTAGCATGTTTAGAACTACATGCAAGGGCTACACCAATGTCATTGTAGCACATTCCTTGAGCATGTT